GTCCTTCAGTTCCTGAACCTTGTCTGCAGCATCAGCAGCTTCGGTGCCGACTTCGGCCACGCTCCCGGCGGCGCCGTTGGCTTTGTCGCCGGCCATCTCAACCGCCGCCGCGTAGCCAGGCAGCACCTTGTTCAACTCGTTGACCGATACGCCCTGCTCGCGGGCCCGTTCCGCGACTTGCTGGAAGATCTCTGCCGCCTGCTGTCCCTGCCCGGACTGGACCATCTGCGACAGGGTCTGGTCGAGCGCCTGCAGCCGCTTCCTGGAATTTTGCAAGCTGAGGTCATAAGCATTGCCGACGCCGGTGATGCCTTCCACCAGGCCGGTGGTGCCCCGCACAAAGCTCGACCACGCGCCCGTGTCTGCGACGTCCGTTAGCGCTTGGTCTAGCTTCCCGAGGTCGTCACCGAACACTCGGGCTGCCTCGCCGCCGATCTCGCCGCTTCTGGCGAAATCAGTCAGGCGTTTGCCCAACACCTCGGTCTGGGCGTTCACGCTGCTACCCATCAGCGCCGACGCCGTCTGCAGGGCGGCCAGCGTGATGGCGACCCGGCCGGCGGCCTTGCCCGTCTGCTCCAGCCCTGCCGCCGCCCGTTGCCCGATTGGGCCCGTCTTCCGCAACTCTCCAAGAGCGTCCGCGGTGGCGCTGCGCATCTTCGCCGCACCTGCCGCCGCGAGCAGCGCGGCACCAGACACCCCGGCGACGATCACGGCGGCGTTCTGCACCGGTGCAGGGATGCCGGACAGGGAGTTGACCAGGTTGTCCGCCCCTTGCACGAGCGTACGCAGCCCGGACTTAGCGCCCGAGCTGGACTCGATCGCCAGCGTCTCCAGTGACCCGGTCAGACGCTCAATATCTCCCGCAAGGTTGTCCATGCGGGTGCGGGCCGTCTCCGCGGCGTACCCGGCGTCGTTGGTCTTGTCGATCCAGGTCTGGATGCCGTCGGCGCCCCGCTCGTACAGGATGCTCGCCGCCCGGATCGCGTCTGACCCGAAGATTGTGGCCAACGCGGCGTTTCGCTGCTCCTGGGTGAGGCCACCGAGCCGCTCCTGGAGTTGCCCCGCGAGCGCGGTAATGCCGACGAACTGCCCGGACGCGTCGTAGGTCTGGATGCCCAGCTCCGCCATCACGCTTTTGGCCTTGTCGGTCGGGTTGGCCAGCATCAGCATCGCGGTCTTGAATGATGTGCCGGCGTCTGACCCCATCAGCCCTGCGGAGGCGAACGCTGCGAGCGTGCCCGTCGTGTCCTCGATGGACAGGCCCATCTGGGCTGCCACTAGCCCGCCCTGCGACAGCGCCATGCCGAGGTCGTGCACGCTCCCCTGCGCCTTGCTGGCACCTGCAGCGAGCAGATCGGCGAGGTGCGGAATCTGGTTGCTGGACAGCTTGAACTGGGTCATAGCGGATGCGGCGATTTCCGCGGCATCTGACACCTCGAGGCCGCCCGCTGCGGCGAGATCGAGGGCGCCCTTGAGGCCGCCGTTGAGGATCGCCGCCGTCGAAACGCCGGCCTTGGCGAGTTCCTCGATGCCCTGGGCCGCCTCGGTGGCGCTGAAAGCGGTGTCCTTGCCGGCCTGAAGCGCGGCGGCGCGCAGCATTGCCATATCACCGGCGGAGGCATGCGTCGTCGCGCGCACCGCGCTCATCTGCTTGTCAAACCTGGCGGCGGCGGTGATTCCGACTGCGAACCCGCCCGCGAGAGCGAGCCCCATCGCGCCGGCCTGGTCCGCCACAGCATCTAGGTGGCCAGCCTTGGCTGCCTTATCCAGCTCGCCCGTGAAGTCTCGCGTCGAACGGGTGGCGGTACGCAGACCGTTGACGTATCCCGAAACCTCTGCCTGTAGGCGGACGCCGACCGTACGTATGGCCATAAATCCACCTCCAGGGGGACAGCGCGGTTGGCTGGAGCCCGATATGGTGCTTCGTCATGGGTGCTCTCAAACCGTGGCATATCGCCACGCTTTGCTGCTTCGTGTCGTCTGCCGTGTTGATCGGCGGTCTGGTCTGGTTCTTGGCGACACGGAAGCGCCGTTAGCGTCGCTTCGCCCGCCACAGCAGCGCCTCACGCTGCGGCGACTCCTGATGCGCCGGCTGGGCCGCAAGTAGCGCCGTTGTGGCGTGACATCTAACCGGCGGCGGGACGTCGAACTTGCCCTCTGTCTCCGGCGAGCAGCATTCCCGCTGATCCCCGCCGCACGATGGACAGCGGTACGCCTCCTCCTCCGCCCGCAGATAAGCGAGGGCGAGGATCCACGCAACATCCTGCTCGGACCACTCTGGCTCCGGGGTCGAGCCGAGCAGCCGACTGTCGCTGTCGTAGGTGTAGGTGGTGGTGGGTTCCCACCCGTCCAGCCGTCGTGGGCTGATCCGGAGCCTTTCGGCCGCCTCTATTCGGGCCCGCTGCTCTGAAGAATCCGCGAGGCGGCGAGCGAGAAAGGGATATCCACATCCCGCCGGTTCAGGCTCCACGCCGCGTCGGCGAGCTGATCGAACTGCCGGTCGGTCAGTCGCTCGTCTAGTAGCAGCCGCCAATCCTCGACATCCAGCTCGGGCTCAACGACGGATGCGCGCACTAGCGCCTCGAAGAACGTGGAGACGTTTACGCCCACGTACTTGTCGCGTTCGTCGACCTGACCCTTGTCGTCCTTGCGGGGAGCGTGCCCTTCCATCAGTGCCCGCCATGCCGGCCGGGCCAGAGCTCGCAGACGGAAGTCGACGGTGTGGTCGAGCATCTGCTGCCGCAGTGCCTCGATCCGCTCGGCGACCTGGCGGGCCTTTCCGCCCGCTGCGAGGGAGTCCGCGGGATGGCGTTGCGCGTCGGCCAGCTCTCGCTCCGCTGGCTCCACTTCCGCCACCAGGTCGGCGTGAAGGCAGATCGGTACGGCCGTCTCCGGCAGCTTCGCGGCCCGGATCAGCTCCTTGGCCGTCTTTTTGCTCTTGCTCATTCCCGGTCCTTCCCCGGCCGTCAGGCAACGGTCGCGGACAGTGACGGTGGGACGGTGATGGGTGTAGGCACCTCGTATTTGCGCACCGAGTTACCCTCCGGGGGGAGCAGCTTCCGCTGGCCGCAGGTCACCGGATACACCTCCACGGCCTGCCCGGACGCCCACGCCGTCGACTCGGCGACGTCCCGCCGGATCACGATGTAACCGGAGGCGCCGCGCGACAGGGTGTCGTAGGCGGTGTCGGTGCCATCCTGCTTTTTCATCCGCAGCCCGGTGCCCGAGAACGAATCCCGGCCGATGGTCTTGGTGTCGAACGTGCTTGCCAGGCTCGTGGTATCCACCTCTGCGGTGGTGGCCTCGAAGCCCATCAGCCCGTCGGCGGTGATCACCGACTGGAGCAAGATCCCAGCGTCCAGTTCCATGGTCGCCGGGGCGTTGATACTGGCGATGGCCGGCGCCCACGCGACGCGGGTCATGCCATCGGCGAGGACGTCAGCCATCGCTCATCTCTCCGTTCTCGGTGCCGCGCCGGGCGGCCCTCCTGGTCGGCTTGTTGATCTGCTCGGCCGCGACGGCGGCCTGGGTCTGCTGCTCGCGCCGTGCGAGGTGCTCGGCTACCACGGGGCTCGGCTCGGCTGGCGGCTCGTTAGCCGGCTCCCAGCCGGTGGCCTTCCAGTCCTCCACCGCCGCCCTGGGACAGCGGAAATGACCACCCGTCTCCGGGTGGGTGAGCCACACGAAGTCGTTCACCACGGCCACCTCAGATCCGGTACAGCTCGTACGTCACGCCCGTCTGCGACGAGCTGGTAACCGTGGCGTTCCCCGTGGCTGAGTCGACGGCCGAGGCGGGGACCAGCAGCATCCGCTCACCGGTCGCCGGGGCTGCCAGCGCCGTCACGGTGCCCGGGTTGCCGAGCGGGGTGCGGCCCGGGTCGAGGACAGACACGTTTGTGGCAGTGCCGGTCGTGATGACCCGCAGTGCGCAGCCGGTAGGGCCCATCTGCCCGCCGGCGATCGTGTCGGATGCGGTTGGAGTGATCGGTGCCGGCGCGGTACCGGCTGTGACGATCGATTGTGAGGTAAGCGCAGCCATCGGCGGTGGTCCTTCCTGTCGGGTTCCGCCATCGGCGGACAGCGAACTTTCGTGGTCGGATCACGCCGGCTCGGACTCCAGCCGATACACCTCGACCTGGTCCAGAACGACCGACCCCGTGGACTCGTCCCGCTGTGCCGGCTGGCCGTCCTCGCGCCGGATCGGCTGGCACTGCCGGCCGGCGACCGTCGGGCGGACATCGAGCCACGCGGTACGCAGCTTGTCGGCCACGGCACGCGCCGCTCCGGCGTTCCCGCCAACGCAGTGCGCGTAGGCCCGGAGAACATGGCGGGTGCTGCCGCCTATCAGCGAACGGGACTCGGCCAGGTCAGGGTCGGTGTCGGCGAAGTACACCAGCACGTACGGCGGTAGCGCACCGTCGGGCACCGACCCGTCATGGACGGCCAGCGTGGCCCGAGCCAGCGCCAGCAGCGCGTCGGCGTGCTCCCGGATCATCCACCCTCCAAAAGCCGGGCCGCGAGATCACCCATGGCCTTTTCGAACCGCGGCGACTCAGCCTCGGCGGCCGGGATCATGTGCGGGATCGGGGCGTTGTTAACCGTGCCGAACTCAAGCACGTTGCCCAGTGCGCCCTGCCTGCGACCCTTGTCTGGTCCGATGTCGGCCGCCGGGCCGGTGAACCAGCGGTACGTGTCGTACGTGATCGCCGACGCATACGCCGGGGCATGCGCCGGGCGGCCGATCCGGCGCCGCGCGTCGTTCTTGATATTCAGCGCGCCCTTCGCAACCACCTTTGCCGCCTCATCGGGCCCGGCAGATACGGCCTTACCGAGGGTGATCATCCACTGATCCAGGTCCCGGCGTTCTACGCTCAGCGTCATGACGTCCGCTCCTCCACGCCCAGCCGCCGCGCGGTCGCCGCGCTCTTCGCCGCCTCGTCCCGCACGACCAGTACCCGGCCCACCAGATCCGCGTCATGCACGCACGCGAGCACCGTCACCTCGTCACCCGCCCGCACCCCGACCGACGTAGCGACTGGCAGGTGCAGTTCACGGCGCACCATCAGCACGTACGCCTCACCCGGGTCGGCCGCCCGGGCCTGTACCGACTGTTGATGCACCTTGCATTTGCCGCTGTAGACGGTGACGAACGTGGAGGTCACGTTGCCGTCGTCGTCGGTTGTCTCGCCGGTGCGTCGCTGGATCAGGCAAGTGTCGACCATCAGCGCCTCGGCAGCACGCCGGCCACGGGCGAGCACGGATGCAGCGCTCACCGGGACACTGTCACGTAGGCGCTCGTGCCGTATGCGTCCGCGATTGCTTGCCGCATTGGCTCGGTCATCTGCATCCGTGCATTGGCTTCCGCGTAGCTGATCCGGTAGTCGTCGATCGCCTCTGACACGGCGCCGGACGGGTTGTCGAACGGCATCCGCGCCATCGAGAGAGTGAGATCGCGGCCGAGTTGCAGCCACTGCGATCCCGTCAGATAGCCGTGGCTGTAGGTAACGGATACCTGTGTCGGCTTACGCCAGGACCCCCAGCCGGCTGAACGCCACAGCATCTGCTGCGAAAGCCGCCAATCCGTCACCGCGACGCCCTCGATCTCGACAGAGGCGACGGACCGCACTGGCATCTGTGGCAGCGCCAAGTGCCGGTCGCGGTAGCCATCCTCGACGTCAATGACTGCAGTGTCGGTGCCCTCGAGGATTCGCTGCCCGCCGGCCGCCCGCTGGACCTTCGCCGTAGCCAGTTCGACTAGCATGATCATGGTGGCATGCTGCGCTGCACTCAGGGTGGTGTAGTCGAGTTGGAGCAGGGAGGCGAGGTCCTCCGGTGTCGCCAACGTGTCGGCCATCAGACTTCGCCCTTTACGGGCTTCTTCTTCGTCAGGGCCCGCTTGACGGCAGGCTTTGCCGCCGGTTCGACCGGTTTCCACTCGCCCGCCTCGACTCGGGCGGCGATGGTGCGCTGGTCGAACGCGACGCCGACGGTGATGACGAACTCAGCGCCCGCCGGCCCCCGGAACCGCAGCTTGTCTCCCGGCTTCACCGTAATCAGCTCACGATGACGTCGGCAGCGGCCAGACCGGTCGCCCGGACTACTTTGCTGCCGTACAGGTGCAGGCCCTTCACGATGTCCGCGAAGCCCTTCTCCTTGCGGGTGGCCTCGGTGTTGGCGATCTGCTCGGCGTAGGTAACCGCGCCGCTGTAGCCGGCGAAGACCAGCTTGCCCGCGCCCGCACCGGGTCCGTCCTGAGCATTGTTGGACTTGCGGATGGAAAACCCGGCCGCCTCGCCGACCATGCCGTTGGCGCGGGTTGCCGCGCCCGCGGCGTCACCGGCGGCGACGAACCGAGAGTCTTTGAGTAGGAGGCCGTGAAATGCGGGGGTGATGATCGCCCATCGGCCATCCTCCGGGACGTTGTCTTCGTCGAGCTTCACGCCCAGGTCGACAAGCACGTCGTACGCCTTGGCCGTGGAGGACACCGAGACTGTCTGCTCCGGGATCACGTTTCCGGCATCGACACCGGCAGCCATCAGACCGGCGACATACTGGTCGGCGGTGTCCCGCAGCCGGTACGCGGCCTTGCGGGCCTGCTCAGTCAGCACCATGCCGCCGCTGCGGGCCTGCCGCTTCTCCAGGTCGTCAACTTCGAATGCGAAGTACTTCGCCTGGTCGATCAGCAGGGCCTGGGTATTGTCGGTGATCGCCTCAACGGTGATGTCGGTGTGCGGGGTGTAGGTGCCGATTGTCGGGTCAGCGAGACCGGTGATGTGGACGGTGTCACCGTACTGGCTGATCTCGCCCTCGTAGTTGCGGTTGACCACGCCGGGACCGGCATAGACGAGGGATTTCTCCAGCGCGACCAGCAGTTCGGCCGCCCACACCTCGGGGACAAAGTTTGTGATCGCCATGATCTGTTCTCCTGGCTACTTCGGACCGAGTACGTCCCGTAGACGTCCTTCGGCCTTGGCTTTGACGATCTCCTTTGGGCTCATGCCCTTCAGGTCGTCGCGGGTGAGTTGCGCCGGCCCGTTGCCCTTGCGGGCCCCGCCATCGGCGCTGCCCTGGAACCGTCGTCCGCCTTGCGCGGCCAGGTGGGGCTTTCGCTTCAGCAGGTCATCGAGCGCTTCCTCGATGGCGTCGAGCTCGACTTTGCCGTTTTCGATGAAGTCATCGACGTGGGACGCAAGCAGCGCGCGGGCGTCCTCGGGGTCGGCGAACAACTTCGCCGCCTTCGTCTCGACCTTGTCCATCACCCGGTCCCGCAGCACCTCAACGGCTGCCTCCGCCTTAGCCTGCTTGCGGATCTCGTCCGGGTCCGGCCGGTTGTCGGACTTCCTGTCCTCGCCCTCCTGCGCCTTCAGGGCGGCCAGTTCTTGCTCCGCGGCTTTGCGCCGGTCGCGTTCGCTGTGCCACTTGCCCTTCATGGCGTCGAGGGCTTTCTTGCCGGGGTCGTCAAGCTTGTCGGCGCCGTCCGGATCATCGACCGGATTGGTGTCGATGCCGTCGGTCTCGTCCGGCTTGATGTCATCCGTGTCGGACATGCTGTGACTCCGTTGCGGGGTCGGTCCCACGCCTTGCGCGTAGGGAGGTCTACAGGAAATAGCCGAATTGCCTAAGCAGGCGAATTGCGTCCTCTCGATCCTTGGCGACGGCGAGGATGCTCTCCGGCATCAGCCGGGGTGTGCGCGACGACCGGTACCGCGAACTGGCCTGGCGGGCTCCATCCCGGCGAGCGCCGAGCGCGATGCCGGCATGCCCGCGAACGGTCACCCCTTCCGTCGTGACATATAGCTGGCGGCCGTACACGTCAACCGCCTCAAGCCGTCCCCGGCCACGACCGCCGCGCAGTATCCGCGCCTCCGGGCCGGTCACCCGCGCACCCGCGGTGGTGAGCCCTCGCGCCCCGCGTCGGGCGTTGACGACCTGGCTGACGTCCGCGTCCAAGCGGATTGACTCCGCCCCGGCCTTCGTGAACACCCGGTCCTGATCTTCGCGGGACAGCGACTCAAAGTATTTGCGCGGGTCGGTGCTGATGCTCGCCGCGGTGTCCTCAGCCGCCGGCACGTGAATGCAGTCGCACTTCGGATGCCGGGCGAAGCCCCGGTTGTACCGGAACCACTTCCCGGCCAGCACCACACACCGCGAGCACGACTTGCCGACCAGCATCCGCCGATACCCCTGCACCGCAGGGCGGGCCGTGAGCGCCACCTGGTCGGCGACCCGACCCGCGTCGGCGACCTGCGTCGCGGCGATCATTCGTACTGCTGCCTCACCCGACGCGAGCGCCAACGACGGCCGGCGACCCCGGGACAACCCGGTCAACGCGGTCAGCACCGGCTGGTTCAGCAGCACACCGAGGTCACGGCCGTCCGACGCCACTCCCGCCAGCGCATCTACCGCCAGTCGGCCGTCAGCCGCCGCGTCGATACCCTGCGCTGCCAGCACCGCCGCCAGGTAGCCGTCCGCCGCGCCCGCCGCTTCCCGCTGCGCCCCCACCAGCACAGCCAGCAACTGCGGCGCGAGCAGCGCCCACGAGTCGGCGATACGCGCCCGGTCCACCCGCCGCCACAGCCTCGCCGCGAGCGCCTCCACGCCCCGCGTCAACCGCCTGCGATGCCGGTAGTGCTCCGAGGCGAGCGATCGGACGCTCACCGTTCACCCCTGCGGCAGCGGCGGTGGGCTCCCGCCGGCCTGCGACCGGGCCAGGGTCGCAATCGGGTCCTGCTCGGTCTCGTTCTGTCGCATCGTCATCACCCGCGCCAACTCGGGCTGAGACAGCCCATACCGTTCTGCGAGCCATGCGAACGGGAACCCAACCGTTTGCAGCTTCACCAACGCGTCGACCATCTGTGCCTCGGAGTGGTTCTCAGCGTCCTTCCATTGAACAACGCCGAACTTAGCCTGCTCCACTAAACCTTTGCTATTGCGTACCAGCGCGAACAGCCGGAACACCTCACGGACGGCGGGGCCGAGGAACAGCTGCATCTCTTTGACCTTCATGACCAGCCCCGTCTCGGCGGTCTTCATGCCCTCCGCGTTCACATTCACCAGCCCTTTGCCGAGCACCAGGTAGTGCGGTGGGGTGCGGGTCTGCGCGGCAATGTGCGTCACCGCGGTTTCGATCACCTGCGTGAACACGTCGAGCTTCGCCGCATCCCACTGGCCGATCTTCGTGTCCTGCCCGGTCAACCACAGAATGCGGTCCTCGGCCAGCTTCTTAATGTCGACGGGATTCTCGCCAACCTTCTGCCCGCTCTCGTCAAGGATCGGGATCTTCGGCGGCTCCTGACCCATCACGACCCGCGCCGGCATGGACGCGAAGTCGGCCGCGGTGAACAGGTACGCCCACAGCAGGTTGATCGCGTCCTGCATCGACGCAGTGCCCGCGATGTCCGAGAGTGGTTCCCGTCCGAGCATGGGCCGGTTCGGAAACTCCACCACCGGCACCACGCCAAGCGGGTTGGGCATTGGGTTGCGGTCGACTCCCTGTCGGGGCGTCCAGCCCGCCGAATCCCGCATCGGCACGGCGAGGCCGGAGGTGGACTCGAAGAACTCGTAGCCAGCGGCACCTGGCAGCATGCCGGCAGTGCCAGTCACCCGGCTGTATGGCCGCTGCAACTTCCACACCTCATCGGCGGTATAGAGGGTGGCGTACTCGGTCTCGCCGTCGGTCCAAGTCTTCAGCGCTGCCACGCGCTGACCAGGGCGTTCAACGTCATAGCCAACGGCCACCTGGTCGGGGCGCTCCCACGTCGCCACCGGCTGGTCGTCATTGTCGCCCCAGACCAGCACATACGAACGGCGGGCGATGATGGACTCCAGGAAGCCCTGTGACGACTGGGCTTCCATGTCGTTGGCCTGCCAGTCCCGCCACAGCAGCTTTTCCGCGTCCGACCGCTCCGGGTCGTCATCGAGCCGAAATCCATCCAACCGCAGCCGCTCGTTCGGGCTGTTACCAACGGGCTGGCACCAGTTGTCGCAGAACTCGCGGTACCGGTCGGCGTGGTACTCCCGCCACTTCTCGGTAGCAAACCGCAGCTTCTGCCGGCCCCGGAAGTAGTCCTCGGATCGCTGCACGTCGTCGCGGCGGGCAGAGATGACGTCGTACAGCTTGCGCGTCCTTGATAGCGCCTGTTCGGCAGTCAGCGGCACGACGTCCCTCCCTCAGGCGCTGTAGGCATACGACGGGCCGCTGTCTACGGCTAAGCCCGCGGCGACGGCGTCCAGCCGGGCCTGCCACGACAAACCGCCCGCCATCGCAAGGTCGATCTTGTTTGGTGAGTCGTGGCGCTCCTTGGCCATGACCCACAGCGGCTTACCTTCGTCGTCGACCAGGTTCAGCTCACGCCTCTGCGCCGCCCCGACATGCCGGGCGAACACCGCGTCGCCGTCGTTGGTGACATCGCCACCCCTGATCGCCCCGGCATAGTTGGCGCACATCGTCGCCGTCTTCCGCAGGTTCCGCGAGTCCGTGTAGAAGTACACGACTCGCTTCATCCCATACCGGCCAGCCCAGCTCGCCAGCGGGTCATCCCAGCCCTGCGCTGGGTCACCATATAGCCGCAGCACGTTGAACGTCGCGAAGAGCTGTTCGACCAGCTCGTCCACCTCACCAGTGGGCACCTCACCGCCCGGGCAGTCCTCCGGCACCCACAGCCCGTACCGCATCTGAAAGCCGGTAGGGACGTGCGTGACAACCAGGCCGGTGGTGTCCTTCCACCGGGACCCGTCGAACCCGGCGGTCACCATCGCGCCGCGGGGAATACTGAAACCCGGGCGAGCGAGCTGCTCGCGCCATCGCTTAACGTCAAACGCCTGCGCCGCGGACTTCGTCCACCGATTCAGCCACACTCGTTCCAGGTAGGTGTGGTCAGCGGATGGGCGGTCCCACTGCTTCGCGATGCCCCGCAGGTCAGACCACTCCGCGGCCGGGCCGGACGCCTCCCGGATCGCCTCCACCCGACCCTCAAGCGTCCTCAGGTCGTGACCAGGGGACGCCTCACGGTGAAAGTAGAACAGCTCCGGCTCTTCGATCTCCCCACGCTCAATCGCCTCGGCCTCGTCCTTGTCCCTCTCCGCCACCGAGCCCTTGCCCGGCTCTCCGGCGGTGGTGATGCCCATCGACCACGGATCATCCAAGGGCCGCTTCGGTAGGTTCGCCTCCATTGTCTCGTACGCCTCGATGTTGCGAGGCAGGTCAAGGCGGTGGGTTTCGTCGTAGCCCTGGAAGGTGGTCCGGGCACCATCCCGGGCGTTCGGCGACTGCGCCAACGGGACTGCCTTGCCGTCCGCCCGGCCCCGCTCGTCGAGACGAATGATGCGCTCCAGGCCAGCGTCGAACAGATCCGCGTCCACGCCCTCCGTGCACACCACGTACAGCACGTTGAAGGCCAGCTCTTCCACCTGCTCGGCGGTGTACGCCAGCAGCGGAATGTAAGGGTCACGTACCGGACGACCGACCGGGTTGCCATAGGCATCCCAGCCGTCAAACCGCACCGGCCCCTCCGGGTGCAGCTCGGCGAACGCCACCCAACCCAACTTCTCGGTCTTCGCCGTCCCCTTCCTGGCGCTAATCCGCACCCGCCGAAACCGGCGCCGCCCCGCCAGTGGATGACTGCGGGGGAAGACCTCGTACCCCTTGTAGATGATCGCCTTCGTCTCGGCGTCCAGCTTGGCCGGCTGACCCTTCAGTGAGCCCGGCCCGAACACCGCCCGTTCCTCGATCAAGTCGCAGACGCCCTTGCCGAGCGTCGGCCACGGCTCCCCATCGAGCGGGGGAACAACGAAGGTGCTCACACCATGCGCAAGGCGTTGCGCGGGTCGTCACCTGGTGCAGCCTTCGGCTTCACCGACCGCCGCTTGCGCCCCTTGTCCTGCGCCTCATCGGTGCGTTCAATCTCCCACTGCAGGCGACGCCGGTCGATCGGCGACAGCCCGAAGCACTGCCGCTGCAGCCGGATCTCCGCCGCCAACTCCTTGCTCGGCGATGTCCAGAAATCATCCACCAGGACGGCCAGTAGGAATAGGCCATGCTTGTCCGAGTCGTCGTACTCGGGAGCCATCGGCGACGACCACACGTCACGCCACCAGGACACCGTCATCGGATGCCAGTCATGCGCCGTCGGCAGATCAGGCGCCACGACGGCGTGCACCGCCGACAGCATCGCCCCAGTCGAGGTGCGGTTACGTCGCGCACGAACGCTGCCGTGCTTCGGGGCCGGCCCAGGCGACATGTCAACCTCCGTCAGCCGCCTTGCGCGGCACTCCAGAGCCAGTCACCTTCCGTGACCAAAACTCTGACGAACCCGTACGGGGCAGAATCACCCTCCCCGGCGGTACTACCGCCGGATGCCTTCGGGGGCCATCCCCCACCCCCACCCTTGCCATCACCCTCCGTGATACCGGGGTTGGTTACTCGGCCCGCCCTATCGCGCGTGCCACCCCCCGGGCTGCGACAGGCTGGTGTGCTTGTCGTGGCATCGCTTACACAGGCCGCGCCCGTAACGTGGGTCGTTAGGGTCGAGGCCCGCGTCAACCAGCTCACGTCGTGATCGTGGGTGGTGGTCGGCCACAGTAGAAGGCCGTAAGCATTGGCCGTCATGGTCGTGGGTGTGATCGCTGCAGACGCAGAGGGGATCGCCTTTCAACACGGCGGTGCGGAAACGTCGGTGACGGTGATCGTAGCCACGCTGACGTGCGGTGCCTCTGCACTGCTCTGCTTGCTGAATGTGTGCCGGGCATCGACCGTATGCAACGAGGGTGGGGCATCCGGGGGCGGAGCAGGGTTTGAGGGCTCGCGGCACGGCTACCCTCTCCCGGTGTGGTGTGCGGGCAGGCCGTCCCAGCCTACGACCTGCCCGCATCCCGGTCGTGGGTACGCGAAAGCCCGGCGCCACTGAGTGGTCGACCGGGCTTTGGGCACATTCCGCCTATGCGGTGAATGTGTGATGACCATGATGGCGTGGTCAGGCGGCTTGCGTCAACTCGCCCTGCTGGCTGCGTGCCGGTCCGCCGCGGTCCTCGACGGTGAGGCGGGTGTCCCGCTCGACGGTAGACAGTTCCTGGTGGTCGTACCAGGTGGTGCCGCGTGCTCGTCCGGGCATGTGCCAGGTGGTGACCCGCCCGTGTAGCGGGTCGTTGGGGTCGCGGGAGCGGCGGGCCCAGTCGCGGACCCGGGCGGCGGTGATGTCGGGGCCGAGGGCGTGGGCGATCTGCGCGGCGGTGCCGTAGCGGTTGCGGGTGAGTGGGGTGTCGCCGGGGCAGCGGCCGGTGGGGTTGAGGCGGGAGCGGCAGTGTCGGCAGGTCACGGTGGGCCTCCCGTGACCATGCCGAGCGGCCAGATGTGCCGTACGCCCTCCAGCCCGTCGGGGCATCGACAGTCGGGGGTGTGTCGGCAGTCGGCGGCGCAGACGACGGTGCGGGCGGTGGCAGGGCCGACGGTTGTCGCTTCCAGGTTGCGTTGCCGGCAGCCGGGGCACTCGCCGGGTATCCGCGTGCGGTAGGGCGGCTGGTTGAGCCAGCCGCGGACCAGCTCGTCCTCGTCGGCGAGGTGCGAGGCGAGAAGGGTGAGGGCGCGGGGCGGCAGGGTGAGGGCGGGTAGGGCGTGGAGGATGCGCCGGATCGGGTCGCGCCCGGCCGGGAGTCGGTACATGCCGGCGAGCCACGTCAGCCGGACGTCCAGGCGTTGGATGCGCTCCGCCCACGTCTGGGTGCGCGGCGGAGGCCGGTCGGCCCTCAGCGTGGCCACCGGGTCGGCGTGTCCGCCGATCGGGTGGATGGTGCCGTGGATGGGGCTACGCAGGATCGGCGCGGCGGCGGTGAGGGTGTCGCCTCGCCGCTCGGCCTCGGCGGAGGCGAGCACGTCGAGGCGCTGTCTGGCGGTGTGGATGGACCAGGCGGCGGCGGTGGCGTGTAGGTGGTGCGGTGTCACGGCGTGGCCTCTCAGCGAGCGACGGTCAGGGGCTGGGTGGCCGGAGCGAGCACCTGGGCGCGTAGTCGCCGCCAGGCGCTGGTGCTGCCGCCGCGCCATGCGCTACTCACGGCGTGGCCTCCAGGGGCACGCCGCGGCGGCCATGTTGATGAGGGCGACGAGGTGGCGGGCGATGCCGTCGTACTCGTCGGTGACGGCCCCGGGATAGGCCGCGTCCCAGCGGTCATGCCAGCCCTCCAGGAGGTCGCGAATGGCTGCCCAGCGTTCGTCGGCGGTGCGCGCGGCGGCGAACTCCGCCGTGGAGTAGTCGAGGAACGCCTGCATGTCGATTGGGGGGTATGTATCCCGCTCGGGGCCTACGCGGGGCTGTGCGTGGTTCTCAGCGGGCGGCACGGCATCCTGCGCGCCGCCGGCCGGGGAACCGGGGCGGGTGGCGTATCGCGCCTGTACCTCGTCGAGTTGCTCGACCACGTCGTCGAGGGTGGCTATCAGGTCGCGTGCGTCGGCGAGGGTGGCGCGTGCGCGGTGCCGTTGCGCGGCGAGGGTGCCGATCAGTTCTTGGGCTTCGCCGAGGGCGGAGCGGGCTTGGTCCCGCTCGGCGGCGAGCTGGTCGAGAGCGCGGTCGTACTCGCGGTGGATGGGCAGGTTGACGTGCTGGGCCATGCGGGTCTCCTCAGGCGTGCTGGGCGGGGGCGGGTTCGTAACCGGCGAGCGGCTTACCACTCGTTCACGACGCGCCGTACGGCTGGCCCGTCGAGGACGAGGACGCCGCCGTCGTCGATGAGTCGCTCGACGACGGGGTGGCCGTAGCGGGTGGCGAGTTCGTCGTAGGCGGCGTCGGCGTTGGGTCCGCTGTTGGTGGTGACGATGAGGCGGCGCTGGTGTGCGCAGCGGGCATCGACGATGCGTTGGAGTTGTTCGAGCCACCAGTCGGTGACGCGTTCGCGGCCGAGGTCGTCGAGGACGAGTAGGGGGCAGGTGGTGGCGTAGTCGTAGGCGAAGGGCTCGGTGGAGTCGGGTTTGAGGGCGGCGGATAGGTCGGCGGCGGTCCAGACGGTCACCCAGGTGTCGCGGTTGTGTACGTCGTTGGCGATGGCGTATGCGGCGGTGGTTTTGCCGGTGCGGGCGGGGCCGGCGAGGACGAGTGCTCGGGGGCCGTGGTCCCACCAGCGGGTGATCTTCCCGTCGGGGTTTTGGGCGGGTGTGAGTTGGTTGTAGGTGGCGTTGGCGTAGCGGGTGGGGCGGCGGCGGGTGTAGACGATGGCGCGGTTGGCGGCTTGGCGGGCGCGGATGGCGTCCATTTCGCGGCGGTCGGCGTCGGCTTGGAGCTCGGCGAGGGTGGGGCTGTTGGTGATCGGGGTGGTGTTGCTGGCGGCGCGGGTGGGCCAGTCTCCGAGGGTCGCGCGGATGGGGGTGGTCATTGGTCTGCTCCGGGGGTGTGGCTGGCGTAGGTGGCGGATGCGGCGCCGGTGCGGAAGGGGTTGTCGTCGCGGCCCTGGTTGAGGTGCCGGTTCGCGCCGGTGGCGCGTCCGGTGACCGGGATGCCGTTCCGCTCGGCGGCGGTGAGCATCCAGTTGCGCCAGGTCGCGACCCAGTCGAGCTTTACGCCCTTCTGTCCGGGTGCTGATCGGAAGTGGTTGCAGAACTTCTCGGTCTCTCGTGCGCCGTTGATGCCGGGGCAGTTGATCCGGAACCACTCCTTCATCGGTTCGGTGACGGTGAAGGCGTCGGGGAGTCGGGTTCCGCGCTTCGTTTTGGGCGGCGCCGTTGGCGACGCAAAGGGTTTCTCCCTGTTCCCTGTTCCCTGTTCCCTGTTCCTTTCCGCCAGTGAGTCCTCAGTGAGTTGTGTGTGAGGTTGCGGTGAGGGATCACTGTGCGACGGTTCAGGGGCGCTCTGACCAGGGGTTTCCGCAGGTGGAATGGGTGTCGTTTCACTGGTCGGTGGGGGTTCGGGGGCTTCCGGCGGTGGGGGGATCTTGCTCTTTGTCGGACGGTTGATCCGTTGGTGCTCACCCCATCCTCGGACGGCAAGGTATGAGCGCTCGCCCACCTTGTAACGAAGGATCAGTGAGGACTCACTGAGTCGTTTTAGGTCGAGTTCGACGTCGGTGGAGAGCCGGTCGTCCAGCGGCCAGACCGCAGCCTTGATAAGCCGGGCGTCATCGACACAGCGGCCCTCGTCGTCCACATGGGTCCACAAGCCAATGAACGTCAACCGCGTCTCGACGGGCAGGCTCGCCACGGTCAGCGACGTAAAGAACTCGGGCTTGATGGAGCGGATCCGGGCCACGTCGTGCCTTCCTTTACGGGTGGTGCTGGTCTGTGCGGGGGTGGTTGGGCCGGCCCCGCCCCTCCCGGGGCCGCCCGACCGGTCAGGGGGTGGCGCGGAGGCGGGTGATGATTTCGTGGGGCGTGGGCCGGTGGATGGCCGTCAGAGCGAGGCCGTGCCGGGCAGCGATGGCGGCCAGGACGTCGCGGGAGATGTCCTGCTTCGGGTCGCCAAGGCAGTGGATGGTCCAGGCGACGAGGGCGGCGTCGCGGTCCTCGTGCAGCGCTGGTTTGCGCGTTTCGTAGGCCTTGAAGTGATCGGCACGGTCAGCACACCACTGTTTGATGTCTAATGTGCTCATACGTGTGTCTCCTTGATTCGGGCGATGATGCCGCGGACCGTGGACGCGGGTATGCCGGTTGTGGCAGCGATCTGGCGGTGTGACCAGTGCAGGCCGGCCAGTCGGCGTACGACGGTGTCGTTGTCGGCCAGCCCGGCGACGTCCACTGGTTCGTCGGCGGGTAGGGGCTGGGCTGGCGCCTCGCATACGAGCCGGTCCCCGGTGACGGTCCAGGTTGGTTGTCCGGTGATGCGGGCGCCGTCGGTGCGGGCCATGGCGTCGAGGCCGGCGGACGCCTCGGCGATCAGGGCCGAGCGGGTGCGGGTGTCGTCGAGGATGGGCCACATGGCCCGGTACAGGTGGCAGGTCACTGGTCGCGCCCATCGCGGAGCCGGTCCAGCTCGGCGGCCGGTGCCGGCCGGGGGCCCGGGGCCGGCATGAGACCGGCCCCGGGCTCGTAGCCGACGCATCCGCACGTCGAGGTGGAGCAGCCGCCCCGGCGGCCTGCCCGCAGGGTGTGTAGCGGCTCCAGGTGCCCGCACCCGCACCAGCCCGGCTCCCGCACCGGTCCGCCGCGGGCGGCGTCGCGGTCCCGGGTCACGGCCGGTCCTTGCCGGCCACCGGGGCGCATGGGCACCCGCTGACATCCATCACCGCCGGCCCGGCGGACACCAGCGCCCAGCACGGCAACTCCCGCTCAGCGGCGGTAGCGCACAGCGGAGCGGAGCAGCATCCGCAGGCGTCGCAGCCAGGCGACGGTGGGCGGACCCACACGTGCTCCACCTCGGCGGCGTTGCCGTAGTACGGATCTCCGTGGCTCACGAGGCACCGCCCGGCCGCGCCGCGTCCGGCCACTCCTGCTCGGCAAACCCGCCAGCATCATCGGATCGCGCCGGCTCGGTGGGCGCCTCGTCGAGTACCTCGCCGTCCAGGACGTCGCCCTGCGGTGTAGTGGCGCCATCCGGGGCGTCCGTGGCGGACGCGACACGGTGGGCCTCAGCCGCGGCGCGCAGTTGCTCTCGCCGGAACTCCGCCGATGTGGGCACCCACTTCTGCAACTGCCGCACCGCCGACTTGAGCCACATGGCGGCCTCGTGCTTTTGCCACGGGCTGTACTCGCTGGTCGCGCCCTGGCTGCTGGCCTTGATGCGGTCGATGTCGTCGCGGTTCAGCTCGACAACCCGGGACACCGCGCCGTCCTTCATGCGGGCGTAGGCGTACACCCCGACCAGGGAGCCGCGTTCGGCGTCGCGGGCGAACGGCTTGTATCGGTGTACCGGTACGTCGTCGATGCCGCGCTGGTAGCGGTACTCGTCGTTTTCTCGCACGGTCTCGGCGACCACCGAGGCGACCGCCCCGGCTCGGTACATCAACTCGATGTGCCCCTGGTAGCCGGTGATCCCTAGGATCTCCAGCCGGCCCTTTACCTTCCGCGGGGTGAGGTAGTACTGCTCGGTGCCGGGCTCCAGGCCCTGCCGGGCGGCGTCGAGTAGCGCGGCGAGGAACACGCCCGGGTTGTTCGAGGCGGCGATCTCCAACTCGAACCGGCCACCGTCGCCACGCTTGCCGCGCTTGAGCGCGCCCTGGGCCAGCCGAACCCATGTGGCCGGCTTGATGTGCGACGGCAGTACCTGGGCGAACGACTCGGAGTACTGCGTGATCAAGCCGGCCGGGGAGTTGTCCCGGGTGGCCACGGCCTGTGAGACGGTCTGCGTCATCGCTTGCTCCTTGCGGGGGTGATCCGATCGGTAGTGGAGGTGGTGGCGTACGCGGCGGCCATCTCCGGCTGGTCCGCCTTGAGGCGGACCGTGTCGACGCGGGTCACGTCGTAGACGGAGCGGGTGGCGACCTTCACCCCGGCGGCGTCGACCGCGGTGCGGTTCGCCCCCATCTCGGCGCGCAGGCGGGCTTCGAACCGGGCGGACAGCTGGGTAGCGGCCTGCTTGAGGGCGCGGGCTCGCCGGTAGCCCGCGGCTGTCTCGGTGCTGATTTCTGTTTGCTCGTCGACTAGGCCCGGGTGGAGGCGCTTGATCGTGGCGAGAGTGGCAGTGTGCTCGTCGACGTCCGGCGGGTCACCGGCGTTGACTCGGGAGAGGAGCCGACGACCCGCGGTACGCATTACGGTCAGGTCCCGCTCGTCGCGGCGGATCGGCCCATACGCCCGGAACCCGCCCGGGCCGAGCACGGCTAGGTGCCCCTCGTCGACACCGAGCACGTCGCACTGCCACAGCACCTGCGCGCGGTAGTAGACCGGGATGTCATCGGTGCCAGGCTCGCCCCAGCCATCCCACGACCCGGTCCACTTGCACTCCAGCACCGACGTCAGCCGGCCGACGCCCGGCCGCACCCATGTCCTGACGAGCCGGTCGGGGGTGGCGAGTTGCCACCGCCGGGCCTCGTGCGCGTAGAGGCCAGCCGGACGGACGGTCATGCCTGCCGGGGCGCCGACGGCGTCGGCCCACCAGTCGGCGACAACCGGCTCCACCCGGCGACCAGTGGACATGTCCACGGTGTCTTCGGCACGCCAGTCGTTGATCTTCCGCCAGTAGAGCGAGAACGGGCTGTCCCACGGCGACAGGCCGAGTACGGCGCCGATCTCCGACGCGGTGATGCCATCACGGCGCAGCGCGTGCCACTCCGGGTTATCGGGGTTGGCCTGCTCAGGGGTGAGCAATTCGACCGTATTCATGACCGCCGCCTCCCTGGCACTGCTTGCAGCTCCCGTCCGCCCGGCTCACACCCGGGATGCCGGTCATAGACGCCTGATGTGCCGTCAGCGCCAGCCGTGGCGGCGGGATGCATCGGCCAGCGGCACCCGCCAGCACACGGCGCCCCGCCGTTGATGGCGGCCTGGGTGGCGGCGGCGACATCCGCCCATCTGCGGGTCATGACGGGCCACCGGACGGGAGACCGGCGTACCGGTCGGCCAGCGTCGGCCGCGGCCCGCTCGGGTCCGGCGGCCGGATCGCTGCGGCCAACTCGCGGGCGACCGCGAGCGCGGCCTCTGTCAATCCGGCGTCCTCCCAGACGCCGCACCCGAACTTGCCGGGCGCAGCTGCGTCCAGGGCGAGGCTGAGTCGCAGACCGCACCCGACAGGGCTGCCCAGCCAGTCCGCCACGGCGGCGAGGATGAGATCGGCACGAGCCGCCGCATCGACGCCGGACTGACCGAGGATGTCGACGAGTTCGTCGCGCAGGTCGTCGGTCATGTGAGACTCCAGATCAGCAGGGCGGCCAGGAGATAGATAGCGGCACCGATCGGCACGCCGACCAGTAGGGCAGTCACGATGCGGACGGTGTCCGCGTGCGGAGCGGCAGCGTGGCGGGGGCCCTCCACCGCCGGGCAGGCCACGCCGTGGTCACGGCCGGGGACGGTTAGGCAGCCGGGGCACACCCCGGGGCCCGAGTGGGCGCTCACCGGGGCTCCTCGAAATCCGTCGGCCCCTCGGCGCGGCCGATCTCGAGCGCGGTCCGCCGCGCCCATCCCGGCAGCAGCGGCGGTTCCGGCAGACTGTCCGGGGTGAGTGCGGCGGCGGCGCGAAACCGGTCGCACGCCTCCCGCAGCAGGAGTAGCTCGGCCTCCTGATCGGCTAGCTCGGCGCGGTAGTCCCTGATCCGCTCGGCTTGGTGGCGGATGCGGCGGGACCGGGCCATCAGCTCCCGGTCCATGGTGCGGCAGACCAGGGCGAGGATCACGGCGGCGAGAGTCACGGCGAGCAGGGCGGCCGTGAGAGCTACGGGCAGCAGGGCCATCAGGCCACCTCCCGCAGCAGCGCCGGGTCCGGCAGCGGGGTCAAGCCGGGGCAGTGCGGCGGCAGCGTCACCGGCATCTCCGGCGGCGGCGGGTAGGTCCCGTCCGACACCCCGCGCCAGTAGACGCACGCCTCGTCGTGGGGCTCCCCGGGCAGGTGCCCGCACAACAGGTCTGGGACGGTGATCGGATCGGCGGCGGCCGAGGGCGGCCAGGTCGGGGCGCTCATCGGGCACCGCCAGTGATGCGGTGCTGCTCCTGGGCGCACTCGGCGAGGTGGCGCAGCCCGTCGCCGATCGGGCTCGGCGGGAGAGTCGCGTACTCGGCGGCGCGGTTGGCGAGCTGGTCATCGGTGGCCCGGTCGAGATCCCAGGCGAGATGCCGCAGCACCACCGCGTCGACCGGGTCGATGGGGTTGAGGCCGCTCATCGGGCGCCCCCCGTGTCGCATCGGCCATCGATCAGGCCGGACGAGGCGTGCTCACGCACGTCTACCCCGCACTCACGCGGGCAGGACATGTAGCCCGACTCCGGGGTGGTCTGCGGCTCTGCTGTCGGCGAGGCGGCGGACATCTGCCGCTCGGTGGTGTCGGTACGATCGGTGTGCATCTGCACTTCCTTCTCCTTCTGATGGTTGGTTGGTTGGTGCGGATGTCGAGCCCTTCGCCGACCGCAGATCGGCGGGGGGCTCACTTCATCGACCGCTTCGCGTCGATGAGGTCTTCGAGTTGCTGCTTCCGCCACTCCCGCTCCTCGGCGGGCGTGGCTGGCCGCATCCACCGCGGCTCCGGGGCCGGCGCGGGTCGCGAGGCCAGGCCGACAGCGATGAGGGTCAGGCCGACGGCGATGAGTGCGACCGCGCGGGCCAGCAGGGCGGCGGGGGTCATGCGATCAGCGCCGTCTGCTCATGCGTCCGCAACGGCTGCACACCACCCAGACGGCGGTGCAGCAGATGCAGGCCACGGGTGGTGACCCGCACCTGAGGCGGATCAAGCACCAGCTCCCCCGTACGAGGGTGGTAGTGGCTGGCGGGCAGCTCAGACAGCCAGCCCGACTCGACAGCCCGCTGATACGGCCGCCAACGGCCATCCCCTCGCTGCCGATAGATCCACTGCTGCTCGCCGAGGACCGTGAACAGCCGCCGCTCCCCCAGGTTCAGGCCCGGATCGCGCGACAGGACCTTCGCCGCGTCCCGGACGCTCCAGTCGCCCTCAGCGGCGGCGAGGGTGTCCCACGACTGGGCCTTCGGCGCGGCCTCCGCCAACTCCGCCTCAATCGCGGCCTTAGCCTCCAGCGCCTGCACGTACCGCCGAGCTACCTCCAGCTCGTCCAGCTCGGCGGCCGGGGCTGTGTAGCTACCGGTGCGGCGGATCGCGGGCAACACCTCGTGAGTCACCCAGCGCTTGAATGCCTTCGCCTCCGGCTTGCGACTGCGGAGGATCAGTGAGTACAGCCCGGCTTCGCTGACGACGTTCGTCATAAGCACCCGGCCCGACCCGTCATCAGTAGTGACGGGTGCCTGCCGTACCTCGTCGTCGTCGAGGTAGCTCACCGCTTGGCGCGCGTTGCCGATCTCCAGTGCCCTACACACGTCGACAGCGACGAACCACGGCTCCGTGCCGACCGTGACCGTCCTTAGCGGGAGATCGCCGAACTCGAAGGTTGTGATCTCGCGGCCGGGGCCGGTGGTGCCGCCGCCGCTTCCGTTGCCTCCTCCGGGCTGGCCAGGCGGATGGGTCATGCCGCCGCCTTACGCCGCTTCTTGAGGCTACGGGCCTGAGCAAGTTTGGCGTCGATGTACTCATCGATGGACGCGGCTTCGATCATCCGCCGCCGCCCGATCTTGCAGGAGCGCAGTTCCCCGCGCTGCACCATGAGGCCAATCTGCCGATAGGTGAGCTTGCCGAGCAGGTACCGCGTCGTCTCGACCGACACCAACCGGGGTTGACTGACGGATTCTTCATGTGTGGCAGAGATTGCCGGTGGTTCTTCATGCATGAAGACACCGTACTACCTCATCGTGCATGAAGAAGCTCGTACGTTCGGTTGATATCCATCCCGGCCCGGTCGGCCTACCGTTGGACCATGGCGTACTCATATTCGTATGTGTTCCGAAGGTCTGTAGCTCGTGGCCGAGAACGTCGACGCACATGGAGAATGCGTCATGAGCAGGGAATCGTCTCTACGCGTGAGCCGTATGTTGGCCCCATGGCCCCGCCGGTTGAGGTACGCAGAGACGCCTTCGCGAAGTGGGTCCGGCGGGTCCTGGCGCAGGCCAAGGATGTTCGCGGGCTAGGCGTCGTCGAGATCGCCAAGATGGCCGGCATCGGCAACCCTACGATCTATCGATGGGCCAAGGGCGAGGGCAAGGAGTTGCCGAACCCTGAGCAGGTGCTCGCCTTCTGCGATGCACTCGACATCCCGTCAGCCGCCGCGTTCACCATCCTGTGGCCCGGCAAGACTGAGCTACGCGCCCAGCCAGAACCGATCCCGATGGACGCCGACCTGCAAACGCTCATGCGCAAGCTCAACGATCCGAACGTGAGCGAGTTCGAGCGCGAGTTCATCCGCGAGACGCTTCGCCAGCTCGCTGACCGCCCGGTCCAGCGCGAGCGGCCACTAAAGCGCACCCGACGACGCGGCGTCGCAAGCTAACCCGAAGGACAAGATCATGCCCAGTAAAACTGGGCGCCCGGGGTTTTCGTATCGCGGTATCTCCGTTACCTGGAGCGACCAGCGGAAGCGCTACGAGGGAAAGGTAACCGTCGGCAAGCGCGCCGATGGACGCTACGACCGTAAAAGCGTTTACGGAAAGACCTCTGACGCCATCAAGGCAGACATCCGAAAACTACAGGAAAAAGCCGATAAGAAGATCCCCATCGCGGCAGGCCGGACTCCAACCGTCCGAAAGTGGTTCACCGAATGGCTAACCAACTTACATTCCACATTGGAAAGGCCACTCGCCCCCCGCACCGTTGACGCGTACCTGTCGGCCTGCACCACGTGGATTTTCCCAGCCATTGGCGACGTTGCTATCGACGAGTTAACAGCAGCACACCTCGACTCGTTGTACACCAAGATGCGGCCCCACGTCGCCCCCACGTACCTACTCAAGGTCCATGCAATCATCCGACGTGGCCTGAAGATCGCGATGGCGCGCGACCTGGTCCATCGCAACGTCGCTGCGATTCGTGGGAACCCTGGCAGCACGAAAGGACGCAGGAAGAAGCCCCTGACTGTTGAACAGGCACGCTGCCTCATCGCTGCGATCGAACGGCGACCGACCGCATTGCGGTGGAAAGTGGGCCTATCAATCGGCCCCCGACAAGGCGAGGCGTTGGGGCTCACGTGGCCATGCGTAGACCTGGACGCGGGCGCGATCGCGAAGGACTGGCAGTTGCAGCGCCTGAAATGGCGGCACGGTTGCCCAGATCCGGTGAAATGCGCAGCCCAGTTCTGCCGGCGCGAAAATTGCCAGCCGAGTTGGGTGCACGGATGCGCCGACCCGGACCGCTGCTATCAACAGCCGTTCCGGTGTCCATCACGGACACCAGGCGACCGATGCCTCCGACATCAGCGCCCATGCCCGAAGCCATGCCCATCCGGATGTATCCGGCACGCTGCCCGTTGCCCTCAGCGCAAAGACGGCGGCCTAAGGCTCACCCGGCCGAAGACCTGGCTGGAGCCCGATGATGACGAAGTAGCTACCGACCTAGTGATGCTGCCAACAACTCTCGCGGCGGAACTGCGCGAGCACGCACAGCGGCAGAGCGCACTCAAAGAGAGCTTGGGCAAGGAGTACAGGGATGAGGGGTTGGTGTTCTGCCAGCCGAACGGGCGGCCTATCGACCCTCGCGCCGATCTGGCCGACTGGTACCAAATCCTCGCCGAGGCTGGACTGCCGCGCGCCGGGTCGCACGTGGCTCGACACACGGCCGCGACCATGCTGCTGGACTCCGGGCTAGACATCTCCGCCGTTCAGCAGGCCATGGGCTGGCGAGACATTCGGACCGCCCGTCGGTACGCGGCGCCGAGTATCGGTCAGGCGAAACGTGCTGCGGAGGCGGCGGAGACGGCACTGTTCCGCCCCGTGTCCGATCTTGCTGAGCATCGGGCTCGGAAGAGCGTCGGGTAG